TTGATGTCCTGCGTGACTTGGTGGAGATTGTGCTGTGGGTTGCCGTAGGGGTCGATCAGGTCCATTTCGATGTTCTCGGCCTGCCAAAGACCTTCCGTGGTCAGAAGTCGCAAGCGGTTGTCTACTCCGGATTCGCCGACGATCTGCACGCCTTCGGGCATCTTCCAGAAGTCCGTAGAACTCCAAGTGTGCGGGTCGTTGAGCTTGCACATGTAGAACGAATCGCCCTCGCCGGTAACAATCTTCTGGCCTGCGACGGTGTAGATCGAAGCGGTCCTGTACGGCGTTGTGGCGGCTTCAAGCATCTTCAGGGTGTAAGCAATGCCCGCGCCGTTTACTCCCGCGTAGGCGTCCGCCAGAGTGATCTGAGTGTCCGAATCGACCGACTTCACCACGTAGACGCGCTCACCAGAGCGACGGAAGATCATGCCGGCGTCGACGTTGGCAAGCCAAGTCGTTCCCGCGCCGGTCACGGTCGCCGAACCGTTGGTCAGCGTCACGGTGCCGGTCGAGTAGTTGGCGGTCTTGCGAGAGCCTGCGTAGATCACGCCGCCACCGATGAAGAGCAGACCATTCAGGTACGCAGACGTTGCGGGCTCAGTCAGTCCGCCGCCGCCCAGAGAGATCGGAGCGTCGGCCGCATCGAGCACGCCGAAGGCCGCAGAGTTCGCGAAGATTGTCCGGCGTCCTGCTGGGAAGTAGCCATCCCAGATCCAGCGCAGTCCCGTGGCGCCGAAGTCAGCCGTTGAGAGAAGTGCGGAGCCGCCGCGCTTGTAAACGCCGCCGTCCAGATTTAACAAACCGTTTTCTAAGGCGTAAAGGCCGTTCTCGGGGATGAGATTGCGGGCGAAGGTCGGGCAGGCGCCACAAGAAAAATCGGACTGGATCTGCTTTGGAGAGAGCACACGATCTACCAGTGCACGCCACGAATCGGCAGGGCAATCGGTCCATCGCCCACGCCGCGCGCCTTCACCATCGCCGCCAGTCCGCCGATCGCCGCCTGGAACTTGGCCTCCATCGCCTGAGACGAACCGGGGTCCTCGTCCAAATCGCCGTACACGACGCCCTTGATGCCGTCGAGCAAGCCCTGAACAAACTCGTCGGGGATCTTCAGCTCGTCGGTGTCGTTCACGAGCGTCGGCGGGATCTTCTCCGCCTTCACGTAGAGCGTTCCGGCCGCTGGCGTCGGGTAGAGCGCGAGCACTACGTTGCCATCCGCGTCCTCGTCGCTCGTGAAGCAGTTGCCGGCGGGGTCGATCTGGCCCGCGCGGATCCGGTGGTAGTCGTTCTCGCCGATCCGGGTCTCGTAGTTGACCACGGTGGTATCGGTCTGCTCAACGCGGACGAAGAGAACGCGGGAAATGTCCTCCGGCAACGCGAACGTCGCCGTGGTCCCGTCCGTCGCGCCGAGATTGACGGTCGCCCTCAGCCATCCAGACTTGCGGACCAGTTCTTTGTACTTCTGGTTCGCAAGCTGGATGGCGTCGGGCTCGTCAATTCCCTCCGAGACAGACCGATCAACGATCTGTTGGAGAGTCCAAGTCATTGCCTACGACTTGGCTTTGGTCTTGGTCTTGGTCTCCGACCCTTCCGTGGCTGCGGACGCTGCTGCGGCCTCTGCCTCGGTGGTCTCCGCCGGACGAGCACCCGGATCTGCCGACGCTTCCGCGGCGACAACCTCTGGCTCGGTCCTTGGGACTCCGGCACTCAGCACCGTGCGGACGTTGGCGAGCGCCGCCTGCGCCGCACCCAGCACTTCCGCGCGGTTGTGAGTTGCCTTTTCCTCGTGGATCACGGTCTCGAGAGCTTCCGCGTCGTGTGCGACCGCTGCCTCTGAAATCGCGATCACCGCATCGGCAACCGTGGGCTTGATCCCTCCGACTTCCGATCCGGTCTCCCAGAAGTCCGTACCGAACGACTCGCACGAGCGCAGGTGGTCTGCGACGTCCGGGTCGTCGGTCGTGAAGAAGCCGTTTCCAAGGCCGAAGTCGGCGACTGAACCGCCGCTTTCGACCCTCTCGCCACGCGCGTCGAAGTGGACGGCGGGCGGCTCGATGCCGACCACCAATCCACGACCACGCGAGTAGAACTCGATTTCTTTCTTCTTTGTCGTGTTCATACTGCTGGGCCTCCTTAGCCCGTCACGCCCTTGAGGACGCCGTGACGACGCTCCAGGCCGAACTCAAGGCCAGTTTCCGTGAGGTACTGGGACTCCTTGTAGTCCGCGTTCGGCGGCTGGATCTCGTTCTGAATCGCGGTGTCACGTCCCTCCAGGTGACGACGGCGAACGAGCCCGTAGTCAAGGAAGATCGCGTGTGACTTGTAGAACGGAGACTCCGAGAGCAGGCGGTGCGGGGTGAAGCGCAGGATGCCGTTCGGGGTCTGGTAGGCCATGATCTGCAGGCCGTACACCTTGTCGGTGTCGGACTGGATGAGCTGCAACTTGCCGACGGCGAAGTTGTTGATCACGTCGAGCACGAAGTCCGAAGACATGCCGACCAGTTCGTCCTTGCCTGCGTACCGGAAGATGTTCCGGATCAGCGGGTTCAGGTGAGTGGTGGTCGAGAGCACGCCGGCGGCGTCCGTGACGTTCGTGCTGATGAAGTTGAGTGCTCCACCTGTCGAACGACGCGGCCCCGTGCCGGTGTTGATCTCGGACGGCTTGCCGAACAGGAACGCGAGCTCGATGTCGCGCTTGTGCTCGATGCCCTTGTCGAATGCAGTCTCGTTCCACTTGTCCTCGCCGTTGAGCTGCTGGGCGGGACGTGCGGTGTTTGACATGCGCCACGAGGTCTTGAAGATCTGCGTGTAGTTCGACACGAGCGTCGGGTTCTCCATGCGCGGAGTGGGCGACACGTCACCTTCCTCCATCGCCGTTCCGAGTCGGATCAGTTCTGCGGAGTTGGCAATCGCCGCTGCACCGCCGCCGAGACCACGAACCACGGTCAGGGTGTTGGTCGCGACTGCCGTGACGCGGAAGACCTCACCGGTGGACGGCACCTTGACGGTGTCGCCGACCCAGAAGACCGTGCCGTTGGCGACGACGATCGTGGTGATCACGCCGTCGGCGATGGCGCCGTTCACGCTGTCCGCGTAGATCGGGAGGTCCTTCTGGCTCCACTGGAACTGCGGGTTGAAGGTTGGCTTTGAGCCGATCTTGCCGGTGAGAACGGTGATCGGCGCTGCGTCGGGCTGCAAGCGCAGGAGACCCTGACGCATGTCGATCCGACGGAGAGTCTGGTCGAGGTTGAGTGTGGTGATCTGTCCTGAGACGGGTGGCATCTAATTCTTCTTCCGTGAATGTGCTGGTTAGAGCGCCGCTACGTCCCGAAGAGGGTCGTGCGACGGGCGCCAACGATCGAGTTCACAGCGTTGTCCTGTGCCTCTTGCGTTGACTGAGTTCCCGGCTGTCCTCCACCGGTTGCTTCCAACCCATCCGAAGCGCCATCGCCTGCGGGGGTGATTTGTGACCTGAGCTGCCGACCGACAAGCGCTTCGTGCGCCATTTCGATCATGTGCGGCGTCATTTGGTCCGGGGTGATTCCCCGCTGCGCGAGTTCCTGAGCGGCTGCCGTCGCCACCTGCGGATCGCGGAGTTCTGGGTGTCGGCCTTCGACCTCGCGAGCCGCTTGGCCCTCGATGATCCCGCCGACTTGCTGCTGCACAGGACCAAGTGCCTGTTCAAGCGCTGCCTGAACCTGCTGGTCGATGAACCCTTGGAGCTGCTGGCCATCCAACTCCATCGGGCCACCATCGCCGTACTCCGCACCGTTCCCAAGGAATTCCTCGAGCGGGTCGTAGTCCGGGTCGATTGCCGGTTCCTGCGGCGCCAACTGAGCCGGGATGCCCTCAAGGGCGCCCATGAACTCGGTCTGCATCTGGTCGAGTCGGCTTTCGAGTGGACTGAAATCCATCGCTGCCGGCTGTGCTGCTGCGCCTCCCGCGGGCGATCCTTCGCCCTCGACTGCGCCTTCCGTTGCTACTGCACCCTCTTCAGCCATCAGTGGCTCCCTGAATTTGAGTTACGCGGTACGCCGTCCTCGTCGAACCGCTCGTTGTATGTCTGGATCACGTAGTCCGGGAAGGTCAGGGCGCGCTTCTCGCCAGCGGCAATGCCAGCCTTCTGCACGTCGAACTCCCCGGTCCACAACGCGAGCTCTCCATAGGCCGCGAAGTTGCCTCCCACCACGTCCTGCAGTCGAGCCCATCCTTGGGTCTTCTGCAGTTCCTCCATTTCGCTCTTGAGCGTTCCGTGCTCTTCGAGCGTCAGGGAGTTGAGGTACCGCCGGTACACCGACAATGCGACGTCCCGGATTTCCTCCAGCGGTGACTTAGTAACGATCGACACAAGGACGAAAGTAACAATCCGCACGGACTGACTACATGCGTTTTTTGCGAGCGACGATCCGTAAACGCTTTTTCGCCTGCCGTTTGGCGTCCATCGGGTTATGCCCGTTGAGGGTGCGACCGCGCTTCATATTGGTCAGAACGATGCTGGGAGCGCGGGGCCCTTTGCGAAATGGTTGCGTCCGACGACTAGGCCGCATGTGCCTTCTCCCAAGTCGAGAGACGGGCAACGATGTCGCTGGCTGCTGCGGTGCCGTTGAGTCCGGTGATCTTGAGGATCTGGCTAGCTGCTGCGGTGGCCGTGACTGCGGTGTAAGTCGCGAGCGTCACGTTCACTCCGAGCAGGCCGGTGGCGATCACGCGGAAGGTTGTCGCTGAAACTCGAATGACCGTTATCTCGACCGCGCCGTGGATGCCGTTGTAGACCGCTGCCGTGCTGTCCCATACGACAATCCCGCCGAAATAGACGCGGATCCGTTTGGTGTTGGCATTGGCCGCGGTGGTGAAGGCGAACTTGGCGACGAGCTTGTCCCCGTTGGCACCGAGAGTTCCGCCTGAGAGCGTGAAGCTGTGCAGGTCGGTTTCAGTTGTGTTCGCGGCCGTTGCCGCGTCGGTCGCCTTGTCGCCGCGGGTGTTGCGTCCGAGGTCCGCCTGGATCTTCTGGGCCGCGAAGATCACGGCACCGAGGGTCTTGTTGCCGCCGAGCGCTGCCGCAGCTTCGCCGATCGAGCAACCCGCGTGCCATTCGAGCACGTATGGTCGGACGTCGGTGTTTCCGGCGGTCAGGTACGGCTCAAGCCATGCGAAAAGACCGCTGTTGATGAGGTATCGCGTGTCGCGGGTCTGGGTCACGGTGCCGTCGGGAGCAAGGATGAGCAACGTGCCGTTCTCGCAAAGCACCCACCCGCACCAGACCGGGGTGTTCGCTGCAGGGGCCGCTGCCGAGCCGAAGAGGTTGGAGCCGTCTAGGTCGCTGGTCGTCTGCGGGACCATGTCAACCCACGAAGATGCGTCAAGACCGCCGCTCGCGCTGAAGACGCCGTGGACGCCGATGTCGTAGTTCGGGTCCGGTGTGGTCGCGATCGACGTGGATGGCGTAGCCAGAGCGACGCTTGAGGTCAGAGTGGTGCCAACCGAGCCGAACATGACTTTGGCGAAGGCGTAGCGGCAGGCGCGGGTGAGCGGAAGCTGAAGGTAGGTCGAGTGGTTTCCGGCGGCAACAGCGTTCGCGATCGAGAGCACGCGCCGTCCGTTGATCTCTTCGATCTTCGGAACCGTGTCGCCGGTTACAACGTATGCCTGCCCCGAATCAGCCGTGCGCGACGTGAAGTTGCCGAGTCCCGCTTGCGTGAAGTCGTCGTGGACTTCCGCCGTCGCAGTCACGGTCGTCGTCCCGACGGTCGTCGCGCAGCCGAGATACAGCCACGTTCCGCTGACCGATGCGCCGATCCAGTAGTTCGTGTTGTCGGCAAGGCCGGGGAAGGTTGCCGAGCCGCTTGTCACGGTCGCGGTGCCGAGCGCGGCTTTGATCGGCGGTCCCTGCAAGTTAGGCGGGACGCCGTTGTCTGCGTAGATCGTGAGGACCGTACCTTCGGGGAAGCGCGTGAGGCTTGCAACCGTGATCGAAGCCATTACGCGACCCCTGCCGGTGCTTGCGCCTGCTGATCCTGCATCGAGCCGTCGTGCGGCGCCATCGCCTCGTCGTGGGCCTGCTGGACCATCGCCGGGTCAACGTTCTGAGCCTCAAGCGCTGCGCCCATCTGGCCGGGGACGCCCGCTGGGATCATCTGCTCGTTGCTCATGTAGCTCGTCGGATCGTTGACGCCCAAACACTCGAGCATCTTTTCGGTGACCTTGATCTTGTCCACGTACGGGTTCATAAACATCTGCGCCCACATTTGAACGTCGTTGCGCATCTGCGGAGTGTTGTCGGCGGCGATCGAACCTGATTCGACCCCGGGGAGCATGTCGCCCGAAAGGTCTTCGGCGGTGAACTCTTTCCATGTCCAGCGCGCATCCGGCTCTCCGGGGGCGGGAGGCGGCGCTGGCACCGGCTGCTGAATGGCGCGCGTGCGAATGTGCTGCTGGTTCATCTGAATGAAGAAGCCGAAGTCGTCGGTGATCGTCTCTTCTTCGAGCCGCTTGACCATGTTCGCGATCCGCTGGTTCGCCTCGTTGTAGACGAGCTGGGCGCCGGTCGCGGTCTCGGTCGTGCTCGAACCGCCGGCCATGTCGAGAACTCCGGCGGTGCGCTGGATGTCGTCCTTCAGGCCGTTCTCTTCCTGATAGCTCGAGCCGGAGACGGGATTGACGCGAAGCTGTTTGAACGCGTCGTCGGGGTTGCCGTCGACCGGAATGGCGAAGCCGCGGCCCCATCGAAGGTTTGCCGGGTCAACTGAGCCGATCTTGTACGCGTACGGCGACTCAAGTTCCTGCGATGCACCGTCGCGGCGCTGTGCTCGGAGCGTGTTGAGCTCGATCTGAAGGTCTTCAAGCGCGTCGACGACGGAACGGCCGACAAACTCGCCGGGGAGCGAGACCGGGCGGTAGATCGTGAACGGGATCTCGCCGTGCCAATGCGGGTTCGGGCGCGTTGAGACGGGGATCTCACGATCGAGCATGACAATGATCCGGTCGCCGTCGTGGTATTCCCAGACCTCGTGGATCTTGCCCGACTGCTGAGTCATTGAGTCGCGGCTGCCGTGGGCCTGCGCGCGTCCCTCGTGCGTCTTCGCGTATTCCTGATCGCCGTGGCGGTTCTGCACGTCCTCGATCGTCACGCCTTCGGGGAGCACCCAGTCGCCGGCCTCGAACTTCGCCTTTACGAAGTCGTTGGAGCGCCAGAGACGGTGGATCGCCCACTCGATCGTCTGCATCGACGAACCGAACGGGTCCCAAATGAAGTCGCGAGGATCGACGTCGCCGCTCATCGGGTCGTCGTAGAGCGTCTTGTTGATCGGCATTTCGCCCCAGGAGCCGTCCACTTCGACGAGCTTCTTCGTCTGGCGCACGTTCTTGACCCAGGTGTTCTTCCGGATCCCGATGCCGTGGAACAGACCGTGCTTGGCCGTGTCCTGGATCGACAGGCCGTACTTCATCTTCGGAAGCTGCGCCTGGACGAGAAGCTGCATGCGACGAGTGGCCGCGTCGTACTGCGGTCCGCATGATCGGAAGCGCGGTGTCGGCGCGTTCGCTGCCATACGCGGGACGATGGTCTCGATCGTCGAGTAGATGAACGGGATGAACATCGACGCGCCGAACATGTTCTGGCCGTCGCCGAGAATGCGTTCGCGGTCGGAGGCCGAGCCGGCCATCCCGAGATTCCGCTTCAACGAGTCCCAGTTGTTGTAGAGCGCGTACTGCTCATCGCAGCGCGTCCGGAACTTCTGGTGAATGCGTCCGTCGGCGAAGGTGAACCGGCCTTTGACCAGCTCAACCAGATCCTTGTCGCGCTTATTGAGTTCCACTACCGACGAGTTCGCGGTCGATTTCGTCGAGATCGAGGTCCGGCTCTACGTCCGGCGACTCGGGCGACTCCGGTCCTGCCGGCTCTTCGAGGTCGAGCCCCGCGAGTCGGGCGAACTCTTCCTCGGTGAATGCGGGCACCGAGAAGGCGCGGAAGTTGTAGCCCTTAGTCACGTACTGGCCCGTGTTGAGCTTCACGCGAATTGGGCTGAAGGTGGTTGCGAAGCCAAGGTAGGTCGCATAGCCCTCGAGCTGCAAAAGGTGATTTGCCAGTACCTCTGGGTCAACCTCTGCAAAACCCGGCTCTGGCAGAACCGTCCAACTGCGTTCGTAATCCCTCTTGCTGTCCTTGGCCATCCTTGCCTCCGGTCGCTTGTGACGATTGTGGCAAAGTCGGCGGACTACAACTTCATCTTGCCGCTGATGTAGTCCTTGCGGTGCTCGGCGACGAACGCCTCGAGCTCTGGGTCACCTACCGCGAGGATGTCCTTCATCTTGTGACGGGTCGACATGGATTCCATGACGATGTCCTCGTTCTCGTCGGAGCACTTCACGACGTGGAGGTCGTACATGCGGGTCTCGTGGGCGTAGAACTGCATCCCGCAGATGAAGCATCCGTACTTCGGCACGTTCTCGAAGGGGAGTAGGAGTTTTTGTGCAACTTTGCTGGTCATGCTGATCGGTCCTTTCGGTTAATAGCCACTTCGCGGGTCATACGGCCGCTGATTGACGACGACTCGGAAGTCTGAAATCTGCGCACGGGGCCGTTCTTCAAGGCGGATCTGCTGGCCGATCATTCCCGCCATCACGAGGTCTGTTCGCTTGCCGGGCTGGGCGCCGTGCTTGCCGTTCCCCAGGTTCACGTAGTTCAAGAACTGCTTGGCGTACTTCTGGGAGCGGATCCCGTGCGTTTTCTCGCGCAGGAGCGTGGTCATCGTGTCCTCCATGACGTCCTTGCCCGAGCGCGACGTATTCCAGCCGAGCCGCACGTCGTCGTCCTCGTTCTGCTTCGTGTCGAGCCGCTTGCCCGAGTACATGCGCGGGTAGTGGTAGTCGCGGTGCAGCTTGTGGACGATCGAGAATCCGTATCCACCGGTGGTCTCCACGGAAATGATCGCCATGTTGAAGTAGACGCCGACGCGGTAGAGCTCGTCAGCAAGGAGGTCTGAGTCGATCCACGTCTCGAGCTCCGCTACCTGCGCGCCGGTGCGATGGTCGATCACGACGACGGCGTGTGAAGCTGACTTCTTCTCATCGGGGGTCGGGTCGCCGGCGGGGTCGCACGAAACGATGTACCGGCCCTCGAGCTTGGCGTCACCGATGCCCTGTGGCTCCGCCCAGCGGCGCCAGTACGGGTGATCGTCGGGGTGAGCGGTCGCGCTGGCGGGTACCCAGAGCGCGGAAGTGGCGACGGTGTGCTCCTGCGTACGGCCGCGGACAACCTTCGTCTCGCCATCGAGCAGAACGCCGAGATCCGGGCGCTCGCCCTCCTGCCCCTCGTCGGCATCCCACTTCTTTGCGACGGAGATCAGGTTGCGGATCAGTTGCTTGCCGAATACCGTGCTGCCGGACGCAATGAACGCGTGTTCTGGCGTGGCCGGGTACTCCTGATTGAAGTTCTCGATGTTGCTGCGGCACTTGTCGACGATCGTCCGACGGCGCCAGTGAAGCTGCTCCATCGTGCAGCCGAACTCCGCGACCAGGTATTCCTCTTCCTCCCCGTACGGACCCTTGGCGAAGTCGTCCTTGATGAACGCTTCCTTCGCGTCGTCGTTCAGGAAGTCGAGCGTGTACGTCGGCTCTTCCCACCATCCGACGAACACCGGAATGAAGCTCGAGATCCCCGCCTCCGAGTCCTGCCACTGCTCCTGCCAGTAGTTGTAACCGTTGGCGGTGGACTCATCGGCTACGAACGAGTCAGGATCGTCAGAGACCGCGTTGAAGAGCGCGATGATCTTGTTCGGGTTGGGCCAGAACGCGCCCTCCGACGCGTGCAGCGAACCGATCGTCAGTCCTCGGCCGGATTCGTACTCGTTCGCGGTGTCGATGCTGTACGTGGAGTCAAGACCGACGGTTCCGAGCTTGCGCCGATTGCGCGCTGACTCGCCGAAGTGCATGAACGGCTTGTCGGTGGTGTCATTCCACGTTCCGAGATTCGGCTTGATGAGCGGGGTGTTCGGCAGGTTTTCGTATCCGCGCCGCCCCATGCCGAACAAGCTGCCGGAAGTCTTCTTGTTGTGGCCGATCGTCAGCGCCTTGTGGTTCTCGCGCGTGGTGGTGCGCTGCATCATGCAACCCTGGATCTGCGTCGAGAATCCGATCTGGCGAGACTTGAGCGTGCGAACGCGAATCGGAAGGCCCGCCGCCTGCTGGGACTCGATCGCCTTGTAGAGTTTGATCTGCCCTGGCTTCGCCTTGAACCGGATCAATTCGCCGTTTTTGGCGACGATCCAGTAGAAGTTCTCCGCCCACCATCGGTAGTCGTGCTTGAGCTGGTGCTGCTGCTCGGCGGTGAGCGTGTCCACGGCTACGCGCCGAGTACGAAGAGCTCTACGTTCGTGAAGGCTGAGAAGTTCACGCCGGTCGCTTCCTGCCCCGGCTGTGCTGCGGCGGCTGCGCGGTCCGTGTTGAAGATCTTGAGCTTCTGCGCGGCCTTGTCCCACTCGCAGGTGTAGCCGGGGAGACCGGAGAGCCGGAGTACCCCGATCGCGACTGCAACGCCGTCGAAGGTCAGCGAGACGCCGCCTGCCGCATACGAAGTGATCGCCGCGAGGGAGACCGTGTGGATCGACTGCCGGATCGGGAAGTCGCTGTGGGTCTGAGTCTTGACTGTTGCTGGCATCCGTGCCTCCGTCGTGGGTGTCTACCCCGTTCTGCGCTTGTGACGGATGCTACAAAGTCTTGAGGACGCGCTCGCTTGCATCATTCGGTATTTTGAGGTCCGGATCCTCGACAACGGTGCCGTCGAACGTGATTCGACCGAGCACGATCCACTGACGCGCGAGGTCGGTCGCGATCTCGAATTTCCACGAAACCATGTCGGCGAGAGCGACTTCCTTCGACCGCGGCGTGCGGCGTAGACGGCGCTTTCCGCTGGACTGGTACGCCCCTGCCGCCTGGATGTCGCGATCGTTGGCCAGCTCGACGATGGTCCGCAGTCCGTAGCGAATCAGCGTCTCTCGGACAACCGTGGACATGTTCAAGTTGGCCGCTTCTGCCGCTTGACGGATCGGCGCGAGGTCCGATTCGGCCATGCGCGTGTTGAGTGGCGAGTTCTTGTTGGTCACTTCTGTGTTTTCGGGCGGTCCTGCGTTCATCCTTCAATCCTCGTCGTCTGCAGCGCGTCGATTGGCGACAATCGTGTCTGCTATTTCCACTGCGAGCGACATTCCAAGCATCCCGATTATCTCGGTTCGTGACGGGTGATCCCCGGCAAGCGTTCCGGAGCGGTGCGCGGTGAAGTGGTCACCGTTCTGGCCCTGCACGTCGGCCGTGAGGTACCAATGCGTCACCACTTCTCCTTCACGAGCGCACCATTCCTGGATTGCGTCGTGAACCGCTTGCCTGCCGGGGTCGTCCATCAGTCGAACTCTCCGGACTTCTCATTCAGGACGTTGGCGACCGCGAATGCCGCCCACTTTTCCTCGGTCTTGACCGCGATATAGCCGTACATTTTCCCGCGCTCTGTTCGACGCAGGACCGGCTCGTTGCAGTATGGGCAGTCCGGCCACTTCGAGCCCTCGGGGACGCCGGCGCGCCAGCCGCATTCGCAGTCGATCGCGACGAGAAACGCCGGATTGGTGTCCGCGGTCGGCGCCGCTTCTGGTTGGAACCGGAGCGCCATCAGTCCTCGATCAGCGGTTCGGTCGCTTCCGGCTCGACGTCCTCAGTCTTCGCGCGCGGGCGCTCGGCCTGCTTGAAGGCTGCAACGTGGTCGCCATTGAGCGGCCGGACGTGCAAGATCGGCCCAGTCGTGTTCTCGAGCTCCTTCACGCCGCGAACCGCGGTGATGATCAGCTTGTCCGACCCGAACGCTTCCGCCATTTCCTTCAGGCGCTTCGCGTCGACGACGATCTCGGCAATGTGGTCCGCTGCTCCGACGTCCGGGATCAGGTGAGAAACGTCCTGAACCTCGTCCACGAGCTGCTGATCGCGTCGGTAGTTGACCTCGGCGTCGTTCGTTTCGTCGTAGATCACGACTTCGGTCTTGGACGCGCTCTCGAGGGTGGCGCCCTTCTGCATCAGAGCGATGGCGGGACCGCTGACCTGCCCGCTGACGAGCACCTGCGGCTCATCGGACTGGTCCGGGAGCTCGGTGTGGTCAAGCTTGATGATCGCCGAGCGGTTGCCGTCCGTGACGTGCAGTTCGTAGATCTTCTTCTTGTGGTCGACGTGCAGCGCGCCGGCCTGCTGCTCAGCGCCTTCCTTATTGGACGGGGCCCACTTCGGTAAGAGCTTGATCGGCTTGGCCTTCTTGGGGAGGGAGAGTCTGATTGCTGTCTTCATTGGGGCTCGTTCCTGATTCGATGATGTACTTGGTGTTTGCCGATGCTTTGCCGATCTGGTCGACGATCTGGTGGATCTTCTTCTCGAGCGCCACACGTTTCGTCTTGCTGCGCGGGATTCCGTGGGCCGCGATCTCGTGAAGGGCCAGAAGGCTTTCCGCTATCACGCCGAAGCTCTCTTGCGCAGCGTCGGCCGCGACCTGGCGTCCATCCTGCGCGCCGGCGACGTATCCGTCGGAGTAGCCCTGGTTGCGGCCGGTCTCGAGCTCTTCCTCATCCCTCCGACCGCGCCAGTAGTCAGCCGTAGCCCACGCGTGCAACGCCTGCACGCCGCTCGCGCGATCGAGCGCTTGCAATGCGTCGTACTGGCTGCCAGCACGCTTGGCGCGGGGGGATGCGGACTCAAGCGATTCGGTGTCGTCGACGTGCACCGGGCTCATCGCTGCCACCACCGCTTGCGCTTCGTCAAGCCGATCTTGATGTCAGCCGGACTGTCTGCGCCGACGCGCCAGGTGCCATACGGGTCCGTTGGCCTCGGCTCGATCCACCGCGGCTCGACCGGCTTGTGTTCGTGCATCACGATCACCGCGGAAGTGCGGATTGACTGTTCCGCGAGCACCACGTCGCGGAACCAGAAACCTTCGCCGACGAGAGACGCAAGTCCAACGTCCCCCGGAGCCCCCGGGATCTGCACCTTCACGAACTCGCCGCGCTTGAGCCGCGCACGCATCGCCGCTTCGGAGTGAGCGACCCGCAACGTCGTCCCGCCGATCATGGTCAGCGTCGTGCTCGGGCCTTGGTAGACGTCAGTGGGGATTTCAGGCGCCGCCGGTTCGCTGTCCGCGAGGGCTTCATCGACGACGGCCTGTACCTCTTCCGGGGTCGTCGCGAACTTCTCCTGCTCCGCACTCATGAACACCCCTTCCACCGGGACTCCACGGCGTCGGCCGCTTCGTTGATGTGCCGTGCGAGCTGGCGCGCCTCCGCGGGGGTGATGCCGGTCGGATACGCGTGCTGCGGAACGCTCACAAAAATGCCCCTCTCGTGGTTCGTGCCGACGGTGTAGCCGTCTGACGCGTACTCCGGTCGCGGGGGTCGCTCGACCGCTGGTTCGTTCTTCTGCTTGCCCACTTCTCACTCCGATCGCTTGCTTACACCGCCGTCACGGTTGCCCTCTCCGGGCGGGGACTAAATGTAACACAATGTGGAGGATGGATTATTTCGGGTTTGGGGTGCTTATGGGTGGGAGTCACAGAACGCGTGGGTCCCATCCGAGCTCGCGAGGGGGTGCCGGGGGTCACGCGAGAGAGGCCGGATCGACTCGGATCAGAGGGCTACGTTCCTACTTGAGAACGTCCCCATCATGGTCACAAACGCATACATATGCGAGGGGTTGAGTGTCCACCTACGCGGACGGTGCTGATCTTGCTACCCGTGGCCGCTGACTGGGCCATATGCAGGGCCATACAAGGCCAGATACGCACGCTGACACGCACGCTCTCATACGCTGGAAATGGCTTGTTTGAGCCTAAAAGTTCCACACTTCAGCTTGATCGGTAGTAGTCAGTTGTGCAGGCCCGGGAACTACCCCAACGCTGTAGAGCTTCCCTAAGCCATTCACCTAGGGGTTCTGCATGAACGGTCCACGTAGGCGCAAGCTGTCCGGCACGGTGGACGGTGATCGCACTAGTCGTGCTGTCTGCGATAGCTAAAGCGCGTGCTCTCCCTCCCGTCATACGTGGTCAAGTGTGAACGGTCCACGCGCTGATTACGTGTCCGGAAACGTGGACGGTGATTCGACACGTTCACAATCTTTTCTGCACGTTGAATGTTTTTGTGATAGCTTGCCGAACATTGCAATACAAAGTGAGCGTTAGACGGACGCTCCCAAGGATCGGAGAAACCATGACAAAGACCCTCGCTCTAGCCCTCGTGCTTTGCGCCATCGCACTACTCGCCTTGCACAGCTCCCCGCGTCAGTACGTGATCAGTGCAGAAGATGACGCCGTGCCTTGCGCGGTCAAGCAAGCACCGGACGGCATAGAGCGCGTGAACGGCGTCCTGATCGCCACCTGCGCGAAGTAGTCGAAACGGTCTACGGGCCGTCAGCGTGATCTGGCCTACACGCGCTGAAGAGACAGGCCAAAGAAAAAGCGCGAGGAAGGTAGACGGCCTTCCCCGCGCACTACGTGTCAAGGATCGGAGTAGACCGCATGACGAAACTAATTCTAACGGTGATCGGTGAGGGGCTTTTGCTCTCCATTGGTGGCCGCGCAATTTGGCTGAAGCTGAAGCAGGACCATGAGGACTGGATCAATCGCAATGACTGACCTATGGGCGCCCGGAGACATTCAGGCCAACATCAAAACGAAACGGGGCAAGCCGGTAACGCGGGACACGGTGACGCGGTGGCAACGCCGCGCTGACTTCCCCAAGGTGCAATTCGAGCACGGCACGGTGCGGTTCTACGATCGCGCAGACGTTCTGGCTTGGCACGCCGCCTACAAACTGAAGGATCCGCGCAAGCGTGAAATGCTCAAGCTGCTGCGCAAGGACGCGAGTAAGCCGGTCACCTTCTACGCCGATGCCGTGGAGTGTGCCTGGGGAACGGCTGACCGATGGATTGAAGAGCTCGGCTTTCGTACCTAACGTGGACGGCAGGGCGTTCTGCTCAGATCAAGAAGCGGCCATGAGCCCGCGTGAACGATGCCATTGGTGTCGGGAACGCGGGCTTTTTTACGCGTCGGATCACCACGTCCTTCACTTCCATCGAAAACCATCCACCCCCGGGGCAACCGAAGGAACCTCTGTTGATCAGTCGCGGGAAGAAGTGGTCTCGGCCACACTTGCACCGGAACACGTAGTCCCACTCACTTGCCGAAAGCATCGGCAACCTTCTGCGCTTCCGGATCGACGGCGGGCTGTACGGGCTTCTCCACTTCCGGTTTTTCTCCCGGTGCTGGAGGGTCGGCCACTGGTCGAATGACCGCCCACGCCGCTTGTGACGTGGCGAGCAGGTTCTTCAACCGGGCAGGATCGGGGGAAACGCGCTTGGCTTCCTTGTCGTGCTTGCTCGGCTTGGCGAGCCTGCGGATTTCCTCGAGCTCGTCCTTGCAGAGATCGAACACTTCCTTGGCGAGCCGCTGCATTTCGTCGTACTCGGTGTTCTTGGGGTCGCGCTCCAACGTCGCTTCGTTCACCCACGTACGCAGGGTTTCGTCGCGGATCTTGTAGTTCGGTCCCAAGTCCTCGAATCCGGGCATCCTGCCTTGACGGATCATGCGGCCGATCTCTGCCACAGCAATGTCTGGGTGCGTGTCGAGCTTCATGCGGACGACCGCCATACGCAACTGATCGGAGTGGATCTTCTGGAAGTGGTGCTCGTTACTCATAGTTCTCCATGGGGCGTTGTGGACGTCGTGGTGACTGCATCGCGCGTTCCCTCTCGCGGGCGCGCTTTCGCTGCCGTTTGTTGGCGTTGCGGGCCTGACGGTGCGAAGAGTCAAGGACGCCGCGAACGCAAACGGTGACAATCTTGTCTTCCGGCGAGAGCACGAGCACGATGCCGTCGATCAACTCGAAGTAGCGAGTGCCTTCCCGCTCGGCTGCAAGCTCTTCGCTCATTTCGATCCAGTCGGGCCGCTCGACGATCTGGCCGTACTCGATCATCCGTTCGAGGTCGTCCATCGCTTGGCTACGTGTCATCGCCGGCTTCACGCGCTCGATGTAGCGGGTGAGGGCGTGGCCTGAGTGCTTGAACCTCATAGACCTACCTCCGCCAGAATTCGGCGCCCGATCCATTCACCAACGGGCACGGTGACGGCGTTACCCGTCATTGAGCCACGGTGCGCGTCCGGTGGTGGATTCGGCACCCCGGGGTTGGCCGCAAGGGTCTCGGGCATGATCGTCCAGCCATCGGGGAATCCCTGAAGGCGTTCCCGCTCGGTTGGGGTCAGACGGCGTACTCGAGCTTCCGATGGGACTATGAAATCCTCGGTGTCGGTGTCGATGCGCTGCCCGCTGGTGGTCAGACACTTGGCGACGACGAGTTGGTTGCCCTGTGCCTCGTTGTCGTCTGCGCCGCCTGCGCCGCGGTCTAGCGCGTTCACGACGATGCCACCGTTTCCAGAGCGGTTTGCAGGCGTTCCGGCAACTTTCGATTTCGCTTGGCTGACCGCCTCAAAATCCCCGCCGCCGCCTTCTGGCTCAAGTAGTACCGATCGGGCACTTGATCCTCGAGAACGTCTTGCAACGATGAAGACACGGCGCCGGTTTTGGGGCACTCCGAAGTAACGGCTGTTGAGCACTCGCCAGGCGAGGTCGTGAAACCCGATTTCGGCCAACGTCGCGAGAATGACTCCGAAATCTCGGCCACCGTTTGAGGAAAAGAGTCCGGGAACGTTTTCAAATATGAGCCAACCGCCGGGTCGAACAACGACGTCGGCGACTCTGGCGAAGTCAAAGAAGAGTCCTGTCCGGGCGCCGGCGAGTCCGGCCCTGTTTCCTGCGATTGAGACGTCTTGGCAGGGGACTCCGCCGCTGAAGAGATCAACAGAAAGGGCTCCTGCGTCAACCCGCCCGAGATCGCCAGAGCCGGGGCTACCGGCATCTGGCGAATCTCCCGGCGCTGGTTCGACACAAAGAGTTCTGATGTCGTCGAAGCAGGGGACGTCGGGCCAATGTCTTTTGAGGATTCGTCGGCAGGCTGCGTCGACTTCGCATTGCCAAGCGATTCGCATTCCTGCGCGCTCGAGTCCAAGGTCGAGTCCTCCCGATCCGGTGAAGCTTGATCCGGCGATGAAGTCATTCACTTCGCCTCCAAGCTGTACGGCGGCAGGCCGAAGTGCTGTTCGATCTGAGCTGCGAGTCGATACGCGGTCCAGAAACGCTTGAAGTCGGGCGGCAGGATCTCGAACGCTTCACGACGCACGTCGATGTTGTTGTCGAACGGCGTGTGGATCCCGTCGCAGCCGGCGACTCCGTTGCGCAGATCTCCGCAGACTTCCCCCAGCGTGAGAATGACCATCCCCGTTCGCTCGGGCGTGTACCGCTCCATCGGGCGCCAGTGGGCGTCGTCGGGCATTTTCCAGGCGCCGTGCTTGAACGTCTGCTTGAGCTTGGACTGCGGGTACAGGTGCATCCCGTAGCTCTTGCCGGTGCATTTGTGCTTGATCCGGTGCTTGGGATCGGCGAAGTAGCAGTAGCCGTCACGGTCCTGCAGGTTGGCCTCGAACTCGGCCATCTGCATCGGGGTCATTGGTCGGTAGGTGCCACGGGATTTCATTCAGCACCCACGATCACGAGACAAACACCGAACGGCGGGCGTTCGTTGGGCTTGACCTCGGTGGCGCCGGTCTTGATGAACCTCATTCGACCCGCTAGAAACTCGACACGGATCCCCCCCCCCGTTGTCGCGTACGGGCTCGATGTGTTCCTGCCACCACCGCTGTTCGGTGCGGTTGGCCGGTAGAAGCAGCACGACGAGCTCCGCCGCGGACTCTTTGGCCTTGATTACCCACGGCTCGATCGAGGAGTACGGCGGATTGCACCAGACGCGTTCGCCGGTCCAGTTCATAGCCAATCCGTCCTGCTCGGGCGTCCAGTAGCGCGGGAGCTTGGCGTTGCGGGCGAGGGCGCAGGCGTCCACGGTGAAGTTGAACCGTTCGTGCAGCTCCGCAAAGACCTCGGGCGTCGTCGCACGTTCATCGACCGTTGGGTTCGCTCCGCCCTTGCCTACCTGCTGCGGGTGATTCTGGCCCTTGAATCTCACAAGACTCATTGACTCACCGCCCACGGGTAACGCTCTCGGGCTGCAGCGGCAAGGATCTGGCGCTGGCGCTCGGTGATCTCCGACATTGGACGGTCGAGACGGATCCGGTGCGGCTCCAAGAACTTCTCGGCCTTGATCTCCGTCACGCGGTTCGCGCTGGCGATCAGCTTGCCGACGGTCAGGCTTCGGTAGTCGGCCGTGAGCAGGGCTTCATCTAGGCCGACGGCGCCGGCCTTTATCTGACGCCGCAAGTTGGCGATCTCGAGCCGGACCTTGTTGGCGAGCGCGAGGGATTCCATGTGCTGACTCATCGGAGCGCCCCTTCGAGCAGGTCGAAGTCCGGGATCGTCGCGTCAAGGTCCGGGCCGTCCCACTCTCCGACTGCAAGCTCTCCGGCCTTGAGGGTGAGCGGTGCGATCCATTCCTCGGTCTGCTCGGCGTCGGCCACTGTGACTTGAACTCCCAGTCCGTCGGCTTCGTGCGTCTCGGAATCCCAGAACGGTCCCGCCACGATCAGCGCGAGCCGCTTGAACTTCCGCTCCTCGATCAACGGCAGCACCTTGCGCTCCCACGTCGCCTTGCGGATCAGGTCGAGGTTGAGCGCGATGTTGTCGATCACGAGCGTCTGGTGGTTGCCCTCGTCGTCGCCGTCGAGCATCAGGAAGTGCGTCTTCGGGTTGAAGGCGACGTGCTCGATGATGCCTTCGATCTCGTGCTTGGTCTTGGCTACGAACTCGTCGAAGGTCACGAGGTCACCGCACCGATCCCCGCAAAAACCACGGCGAAGAGACTGAAGACCAGGAAGAGGACGATCGCGCGCTCGAGTTGAGCATCTGATTCAGCGGCGCCGGGGGTGAGCCGGTCCATGCGCGCCGCCGCCCATCCCCACGTTCCGAGCGCGCCGAATCCGCTCGCGATTGCTGCGTATGCGAAGGCGTTCATGCGGTCACCGCCAGAGCGACGATCGCCACGACCGCGATGTGGAAGACCTGATCGGTCCAGAACCGGACCTCGGTGCCGATGTCGAACGCGGTGTACCCGCCTCGAACCTGCACGCGGGCATGTATTCCAACACGGTCCTGTCGCATGAGTTCTTGAGCCGTGACCTCGATGCCGCCGATCACGGGGCCGTCAAGAACGCGGTCGGGATTTGGTTGCGTCTGACCGATCTTGTGGCTCCACCACTCGACGGGCTTACGCGTGTCGATCAGCAGGTGAGTGACGCCGATGATCAGCGCGCCCCACCAAGGGAACACGAGCAGCTGAACCGCGCCGTGCAGTCCCGCGTGTACCCATCCAGCCGGGTTGTCAAAGATCGGGAAGATCGTCGCCTTGTTCTTGGCAATCCACTCGTTCTGCAGCGGCCAATCGACGATCAGGTGGAGCACGATGCCCCAGATCAGGAATGATGCTGACGCGGCGATCATCGTGCCACCGCCCAGCAGTTGCGCGGGCTCGACCAGACGTACGCGAGGTCACCCGCGCGGAGTCGCGCCTTCAGCCGCTTGGTGAAGTCCCACTCCCGGCCTGCGACGTACGGACCACGGTCGATCACCTTTGCGACCTGCGTGCGGTTGCGGAGGTGGAAAAACCGCTTCGTGCCGAACGGCAGAACCTTGTTCGCCACGCCGATCGTGTTCTCGGTGTAGGCGTAGTCCGACGCCGTTCCCTCGGGCTTGTAGTAGCTGGCCCATGACTGGTGGGCGTGCGCCTTGCACCGCTTGCGGGCGACTCTCACCGCTGTCTTGAGGTCGGCCAGCTTCGTCGCGCAGACGGACCGGTCAGCGAAGTTTGGCCGCTTGCCCGTGATCGCCTTCATGACGTGGACTCCGGCGTTGTACGTGTGCGCCGGCACCTTGTCGCAGCTAGGCGGCGTCAGCGTGACCGCTCCCCAAGCCGATGTCGAAATAGCGGCCAGCGTAAGCAGGATCAACCCTGCTGATCGAACGTGTTTCATGGTCTACTCCTTGGTTTGACGGCGCCGTTACGCCGTCGATTTCGTAGTCGTAGGGCCTGCGGTGGAAGTCCCACGGCAGGGCCTCGACGTCTTCGCCGATCAAGTCGATCTCGAACTCGAGGTCCGAGACGCCTTCAATCACGATCTCGGTCATTGGTCCTCCGGGCAGTCGTCGTGCGTTACTCGGCCAGCGGCTTGCTTCGCGAGTTCGGTTGGGTCGTGCTCCGCTTCCAGGCAGAGACGTTTTCCGCAGTAGGCGCAGTCGACGAGCACCGCGCATTCCATTTCGAGCAGCGCGGTCAAAACGGGAACTCGTCTTCGTTGCCGTCTTCGTGGTGGGGCGTGCCCTTCTTGGGCGTGAACTGCGAAAACTCTTGGTGTGGTCCGTCGAACGTGGCCTTGAATCCGCCCTGCTGACCGCCCGAGCGAAGCTTGGTGGCGTAGACCTCGGCCATGTCGCTTCGGCGCCCGTGCTCGTTCGTGTCGCGGTGAACGAACACCACGTAGTCGGCGTCGTTCTCGAGCGATCCGGTGCCACGCAGGTTCGAGCCGTTCGGCTTGACCGGCTTGCCGTCGCGGACCGCGGGCTTGGTGACGTGCGCGGTGAGAATCAGGTGGCAGTTGGCCTGCGATTCCTTCGGGACGTCGTTGAGGATCCGGCTCTTCTCGTCGAGCTCCCACGTCTGCTGACCACCGGCGATCTTCTGGAAGATGTCGACGCACGCGATGTCGGGCTTCTTCGCACGAATGTCGCGGGCGATCTCCTGCGCGGTCCATCCTGCGCAGTCGGTGATTCCGAACGGGATCGCGGCCATCGCTTCGGTTGCCTTCTTCTGCTCTTCAAGCCCGAGCTTGCCGGTCAGCAGCGCGTCCAAGCTGACGTGCGCGTTGCGCGCGATCGTCCGGATCGTGCGGTCAGTCGGCGTCATTTCGTTGATCCACAAGTGCGCCTTGAATCCCTGCCTCGCGACGTACTCGAGGATCTGGTCGGCGATAACTGACTTGCCGTGCGACGAGTAGCCACTGAGCACCGTGCAGGATCCGCGTCTGAATCCGCCGGCGAGCAGTTTGTTGAAGCGCGGCCACGGGGTCTTGAACGCCTCCTGGTCGGACTCCATGAACTCGAGCGCCATCAGGCCCAGCTCGTCCGGGTCGTACGTGAAGCGGCCAGTTGGCGTGAGCGTGAGCAGCGCGTTCTCGGCCTTGGCGAGCCCTTCAACGTCTCGCGTGTGGACCGACTCGATCAGCTCTTGCCCGATCCGGATATAGCTCCGTAGTCGGGCGTTCTCCATCACGATCTCGGCGTACTGGACGGCGTGAGCGATCGACGGAATCCGCGTGACGAGCGTTTCCACGTAGTCGTCGCCGCCCGCCTGCTCGAGCTGACCGTCTGCCGCAAGCCGTGCCTGAACCGTGATCGTGTCGATATCACGGCCGTGGTCGTCGAGCTTCACGATCGCTTCGTAGACCAGACGGTTGCGCGGCCGGTAGAAGTGCTCCGCCTTCAGGCCGATCCGGAACATTCCGGGAAGCTGTTTGCCCTGCGCGAGCATCAACGAGCCAAGCACCGCGGCCTCGGCCTCTTCGTCGTGCGGGGGCGTTGGACCGCCAATGAGTCCATCGTTCATCCCTCGAGTCCCGATTCGCGCATGATCCGGTCAGACTCGGCATCGAACGGCCAGGTGCCTTCGTCCCGCATGTCGGGGACCTCAACCTCGGGGTGGAAATACTTCCGCTCTTCGAGGAGCTGTTCGGCGGTGTAGGTCTTTTTGACCGGCGCCGTCGCCATGAAGTCCTCGAGCTTTTCGCCGTTGCGAAAGATCAGGCCGATCGTGTCGTATCGCTTGCCGCCGGCCGTGACGTCGTTCATCGGGTCGCGGCCCATGTGAAAGTCCGATGCCGCGCAGCCGTCGATCGCGCGCTTCAAGTCCTCGGCGCTGTAGCCCTCGGCGAGCCGCGCTGAAATCTTCTTCGACCGCTCCGGCGTGAACTTCGCCCGTGGTTTGTCCATGACCTGCTGCCAGTAGTCGAAGACCTCGCGCGCGGAACTTACTTTCGTCTCACCTTCAGCGCTGGGGGAACTACTGGTCTTCGATGGATCAGAGTTCTGATCTGATCCTTCTTGTGAATCTCCGTCTTTAGTCTTTTGTCTGTCTTTACCAGTAGGAATTACTGGATCGAATTGGATCTGAACGCCAGCGCTTTTTTGAGCTGAACGCGAGATCGGGTCTGACCGGTGTATTTGCGTTGAGCTGGGGAGCCCGAGACGCCTTACGCGGGTGACTGCACCCAGCTTCTCGAGTTCTGCGAATGCCCTTTTGACCGTCGGCTCAGACCGTCCGCTTGCCTCCGCGAACCAGTCAACCCCTTCGTCTGTTCGGGCCTCGCTTCCGTCGACAAACTCCGCGGCCAGCCATGCGTAGAAGGCGATCGCACGGTCCGATGCTCCCGACTTCAAGAGCCAGAGCGGGACCATGCCGAACCGTTGATCGACGCGACCGCTCATACGTTCGTCCAGACGCGGTATTGACAACCCGTGAGACGAGGGTTACGTTTTGTCTTCCATGTCGAGGGCATATCGAACATCCTTCTGCGCGTCCGGCGCTAGTCCTGCTCGCTTTGCAATAACCCGATCAGGTTCTTGCAAATCGAACGGTTTGGTACAAAATTGCTTACTGAATGCGGCGACGTAGCGTGAAGCTCGATGCCTACATTCGTGTCAGCCGTGTTGGGGATCGCGGCGGCGCCTCGTTCATCAGTCCCGACACGCAACGCGACATCATTGCGGGCTGGGCTGGCGGCAAAGGCGTCGTGATCGACCAATGGCATGAAGACCTCGATCAGTCCGGCGGAACGCTCACCAGGCCGGCTTTCGACACGATGATGCGACGGGTAGTGCTTGGCGATACCGGGGGTGTCGTCGTGGCGAAGATTGATCGCTTCGCTAGATCCCTCGTGGGCGCAATCGACGCGATCCAGAAAATTGATACCGCGGGCGGCGTGTTCTTCTCGGTTCAAGACGGGGCAGATGTCCCGACGTCTGCGGGCCGACTCCATCAAAGAATGATGCTCTCGCTTGCCGAATTCGAGCTCGACCGAATCACGGACGGCTGGGCAAATGCGAGGGAGAGGGCTATTCATCGAAGTGTTCATATTGGTGGTGCGCCGTTCGGGTATCTACGTAATCACGATGGACGTCTTATACCTGCCCCCACGGCGGAACTGTTGGAAACGGTGTTCGTGATGCGAGGAAAGTCCCGCACTTTGCAGGAAATTTGTGACTTCCTGAACACCAAGGTCCACTTCATCGGCCGTGGATCATTCGTCCCGGCGACCGTCGCGAAGATGCTCGCGAACCGCACTTACCTCGGTGAAGTCCGTCACGGTGAGTTCAAGAAAGCGGACGCGCATGAGCCGCTTGTCACCCCCGAGCAGTTCGAGCTCGCGCAGGGTCGCAAGTCTGCGTTCTCTGTCGAGCCGCAATATCTGCTCGTCGGCCTGGTCCGCTGCTCCTGTTGCAGATACTCCATGACGCGCACGAGCAAAGTCGGACGGCCTCAGTACCGCTGCGGTGGGATCCACGCCGCCGGCCGATGCCCCACGCGTCAGTACATCACGGCACCGGCCATCGAGTCCTACGTGACCGCGCTCTCCCGTGAACGGATCGCCGCACTCCCGACCGACGACGACGTGCTTGAAGCTCGAGACGCCGTCGCCCACACGACTCAACTGCTCACCGATTACCGCGACGACCTGAACGTCCAGAGCGTCCTTCCCGTCTCTGAATGGTCCGCTGGACTAAAGACCCGTGCAGACGCCGTGGAGAGCGCGAGGAAGCGTCTGGCTTCGTCTCAGGCTATTGCGACCGGCGTTGACTTCGACGACTGGGAAGAGCTGCCGGTGTCCGGTATGCGGGCCGCCCTCTCGTCCGTAATCGACTGCGTGTTCGTACGGCCGGGAGACTCCGTTGAGGATCGCCTGCACGTCTGTTGGAAGGGCGAAGCACCCGACGATCTGCCGCGCCGTGGACGGACTGCAGCGTCGATCGAACCGTTCGCCTGGTAACCCGCCGCGCCGATAGTTACTCTTCGGGCATTCGTAGTGCATGTTGGGTCTTTGGCCCGTTTGGTACTCGGATCACGATCCAGAAAGCCTCTGACTTCGGTTGGGGGCTTTCGTGGTTCTGAGGGTAAGACAAGTTTTAGCCGTGAAACTTGGCCTAGCGCCGCTCAACCCAAGGGAACTTGCCTTAGCCCGGGAAGGTCTGCGTGGTGAAGTCGCGCGGATCCATGAAGCCGTACCGCCGCATCATCTCAGTACCGAGCTTGAGATATTCGGTGTAGGCGCGGGTCAGTCTGGTGAAGTCGCTCATCCTGGAAACGTTAGGTGAGTGGGGTTGCCGAACGTCGCGACTTGCCGGAATCTGCCCCCGAGAACACGATTATCGAAGATTTCAGGGCCGTAACAAAACGAGAACCGCCAGTCCACGCGCTCCGGCTGATCGGGCCAGATCCGATAACCGATCACGGTCTCGACAAGTTGGAACTCCGACATCAGTACGGAAGCTCCGCCTGCACCACGGGATCCGCAGGGATCGGGGTCGCGTCCATCACGATGGTCATTGCTTGGCCGGCGCGGGCTATTCCGAGCGCGTCAGCTTCATCCTGCGACTTGCCGGTGTAGCCAATCGTTCGCGCCCACTCCATGATCTCCGGCTTCTTCGCGTTGCCCTTGCCGAGCGCGTGCTTTTTCCACGTCGCCGGCGGGAGCGTGTCGACAAAACCAAAGTCAGCGAGCACGAGCATCATGGCGGCGGCGGCGTAGTAGAGATCGGGCTTGATGAACTTGCCGGACGGCTGCTCAACAATGATGGACCGTGGCTGGCCGTACTCGGAGAGCTCCCGTGCGAGCTTGAGAGTCACTTCACTCAGTCGAACAAGGGTCTCGACGCGGGGCAGGCCCTCCTCGACTTCTCCGGAGCGCACCTTGAACCGGCCGGGAACGATGGCGGCGATCGAGATACGGCGGAATCCTGGGTCTACGCCCCAGAAACTAATTCTGTCGGCGTCAGACATCTTTCCACCGCTTCCGGTGGCGGATCTTGTGGATCGCTTCTTTCCCGACGCCAAACTCATCGGCAAGCGTTTGCAGCTTTTCGTCTGGGCGGGCGCGGATTGCGAGCACGTCGTCAACCGTCAGTTTCGCCTTCAGACCGCGCCGCTTGTTCTCGGCGCTCGTCACCGGCTCAAGGTGGTCCGGGTTCACGCAATCGCGTTGGCGGCACAAGTGGTCAAGCTCGAGTCCTTCGGGGATGGGTCCAACATATTTGACGTAAGTCCAGCGGTGAGCCATCATCGAGACGTCTTTCTCGGCATCGTGCTTTCTCCCATATCCGCCTGGGGACAATGCTTTGCGCCAGATCCAACACGAGGTCTTGAAACCACGATCCACCACGTCCCATTCGGGGATCGCAGGACCGGATACTCCGTTGTGGCCGGCGACGTAATCGCGTGGCCATCCTGCAACGGCGCCCGTCGCGTTGTTTGTCTTCTCCGCGTATCGGACGAACTGGCCGCAGCCGCATTTGCATGTTGGCTTACTTCGGATCAAGGGCTACTTCCATCCGTCGTAGCGCCGCTTCACGGTTTGGGTGGCTGTACACATCGACAAGCAGCCGGGTGTCGTGATGTCCCCAAAGACTGAGCGCCAAATCCCTGTCCTGCACTCCCGCGTCGACCGCATCGCTGGCAAACTTGTAACGCAATAGGTGCCAATTCATGTCAGGCAGACCGGCCTCTTCGCGCACCGGCGCCATCAGCTTGTGGAGCCGCTGGCGGGTGAGCTGACGGCCGCGGTACTCGAACAACAACTTGCCGTCCATGCGCCGCTCGATAATTGGGACAACCGAGCGCGGGACCGGAACGACGCGATCGACGTCGCCCTTGCCGACTACGAGCAGTCTCATCCGGCCCTCTACTCGGTACACGGATTCAGGCGAAAGCTCGGCAAGCTCTGTAAGCCTCAATCCCGTTCCGCGCGCAGTCTGGATCAGATCCTTCACGAACTCCGCTCTGTCGTCCGCGTACACGGTCTCTGCGGCTGTGAGTGCGGCCGCGATCTGCTCGTCTGACGGCGCGACCTTGGCCTTCTTCTTCTTGGTCACGCGCAGGCCGTCGAATGGGTTGTCGGGCAGGACGCCGATCTCGAGCCCGTATCCGAACAGGGCTTTGAGAAACCGCGCCGATGGAAAGTTGTCCTGCGTCCACTTGACCGCCTCGAGCCGAATGAATGACGCCGCCGGCCTCGAGCCGTGCCGCTTCAGGAAGGGGCCGATCATCTGCAGGTTGTGCTCGTGGGTGCCGCTCTTGACCCCGGGCCGCTTCCCCCAGAACTCCGCGAGGTCGTCGAGAGTGAGCGTCGGGTGCGGTGAAAGGACCGTGCGGTCGATGGCGGCCCGTGCGTGGTCGTGCTCGGCGAAGGTGCCGATCCAGAGCTGGGTGCCGGCGATCGTGAGCTTGGCGCCGTATGAGTTGCCGCGCTTGGTGATTGTTCCGCTCATCATCCCTCGAATGTGTCTGGGACCGGAAAGCCTGCGGCCTTCGCTCGGCCCATTATGGTCAGCCAGCAGTCGTGACAAACGATCTCAAGCTGACCGCCGTCAAGATCGTCCCCGGTGAACTCCTTGTGCGGGTCGGCGGTGTTCCATTCCGCAAGCGCCGCCTCGTCGTCCTGCTCGCGCTTGTAGACGCCGCCGCATGACGCGCAGGTGTATTCGTCGCCTCGTTTGCCGTTCACGACCGGAACTCCTTGCAACCGCAGCTCGCGTGCTCGCAGGCGCCTTCATAGTCGTCGTGTTCGTGGCGATCGTGAGAGCACTTGCAGACGTGCAGGTCACACTCGCAGTAGTCGGCGTGGTCCGCGGGGTTCTGGCTTGGGGATCCGCCGGCGTGGAACTGACCTTGGGCGGCGAGCTCTGGGTTGTTGCGGGCGAACTGATTCATCCCTGCTCCTTGTCAGTGGGGTTGGTGGCGAGACTTTCCATCAGTTTTGCCGCGGCGAGATTCCAGCCAAGCCGAAACATCACGGCTGCAACGCCGAACACGACTGATCCGGGAGCCTGGTGCTCGACGTTCACTTTCTGGATCGCATCGACGGTCATCTTCGTGACGAATGCGTGCATCACTTCGGGGTCAAGGTCCGTGCCGGCCATGATCTGCTCGACGTAGCTCGGGCCGTCCTGAACTTCGCCTTCGCTCGCGTCTGGGAGCGCCAACACACCGGATATTGATTTGTCAAGCTTGGCTGCGAGCGCATCCTGTTCGGCGCGCTTTTTGCCGCCACTCTCTACTGAGACATCAGGCATCGTCGTCCTCCAAGTCGTCGAGAGAAATTGTGATCGTTGGTTCTTGGGCGGCGGCGAACTTCATGGCGCAGTCCCATGAACAGAAGTGCCATGTGTGATCTCCGTTGTCACCGTTCTGCTTGACCTCCAGAAAGAAGCCGGGGATGTACGGCGGCGGCGAAGCGGTCTGTACGTGGCACTCGCAGTCGGGACCGTCGCAATGAATGACACGCTCAACCGCCATTGTGCGCCTCTCGTTTTGCGGCGAGGATTTGGCGCGTAATCATCCCGTCCGGGTGGCTCGTCATATGCCACTCGTCGCAGTCGTTACAGAGGTACGCCTCAAGGTGTGGAACGGACCTTCCTCGCTCATGCGCGGTGGTGGTCTTCTGCCTGATAGCGCGGTTGGCATCGGCAAGGCTGTAGTAGCCGACCTTGCGGCACTTGGGCGGGAGTGGCTTGCGCTTTGGCATCTTGAAGCCGCTCACGATCCGACCTCCCGGTTGAGGGCTTGAAGGGTGGTGGCGAGGTTGCTTGCCACGGAGCGCATTTTGCGGACGCCGACCATCACATTCCCTGTGTCGCCGTGACTCGTGGTGCAGGCATCCAGCCAACGGGCCGCTTCCGCCGCCGCTTCAACTAACGGTGCGTACCCCTCTAGGGCTTTGGTGTGGGCTGCGACAACGTTGCGAATCGTTTCCTGCGCGAGTGGACCTGCTGCATCGAGAAGCAGGAACGCCCCGTCGTCGCCGATCTCGAACACAACGCGCTCGCGGTCGCCCATCGTGTCGATGCTGATTCGTGGCCCTTCCTGTACTTGGGGGTCGGGGGTTGGGGGTTCAGGTTTATTGACCTTCGGTCCGGCGTCCGATGGGTTCCCTTGCGCCGTCTGCTCTCGCGTGGCGGGGACGACCGTGACCACGACATCGCCCCACGGCATCCGGTCAAGCTCAAAGCGCGAGTAGTTGTGTTCGATGTCAAGACGAACGTCCTTGATCGAAACGGAAGACGCGGCCATCCTGCCGCGCACGATCAGTGGCGCGGGCCACGCCGGGGAGTCGATGACGTCTGGCTCCGTAGTGGTGGCTTGCTCGCAGGCATTCATAATGTCCGCTGTCAGGTGAGTGTTGATGTAGCCGTGGGCGGCGGCGGAGTCGCGCTTTGCCATTGCCGCGATTCGTTCGACGGTCTTGCTCGGCAGGGTGATCGTTGTGCTGCTCATCGAGACACCTTCGTGGCGGGTGAGAACGTGCTGTTGAAGTAAAACCCGACCCAGCCGCTTGACCCGTCTTCGCAAACGAAGTCTGCGGCGCTGCCGTCGCCCGAGCGTTCAATGACCTTTAGGCCGCCGTGGGTCGCGCAGTTGTCGCGCATGTACGCCTGCTGGTCGAAGTCGCCAGAATCGCCGAGGGTGCAGAGCCACATAATCAGCGCAAGGCCACCGGGCAGGCACAACACGATCAGCGTTGTCGCCGCCCCTTCTTTGAATCGTTCCCACCTGCTCATGATTTATCCCCCAGTCGGAGACGCAGAGCGCCGACGATCTCGGGGATCGCCTCGCGCAGATCGTCCGCGAAGTCGAAGTAGCGGGGAGCGTTGTCTTCTGCTCCGTGGCCCATATCGACAAGCTCCCGGCCATTGCAATCCGCGCTCTGAGCGTGTCGCTTCAGCTCGTCCTTTACCTCGTCCAGAAGCGCGTCAAGCGGCATCCCATCGGCCCCCCGCGCTCCGTCTTGACGCCCGTCGTCTGTCACGCTCCCGGCGCGGTTAGCGCCGTCTAATCCTTCCCCATCCCCCCCACCAGCTATAGGTGCTGAGAGGGCGGTGGCGAGGTTGTCTGCGTAGTGCTTGACGATTTCCGCCTCACGGTCGGACCAACCATTTGCAACGGTCACGTCACGCATCTTCTCAACGATTGCGCCAACTGCTTCTCTGACTGATTTCGGTGTCATTTGGATCCACCTTCGATTTCCGGGTAGCGGCGACGGATTTCAGCGATAACGGGATCGTCTGATGTGGCGATCAAGTGTTTGGCCTGCGCCTCCCCTGCGTCGGTCATCTTGAATAGAAACTCTGCCGTCTTGGGGTCTTGCTTACAGAGCATGGTGCCGTCCATGACGTTCTCCAGCAAGTCGTCGAGCGTTTCGTCTACGGGCTGGCAGCGGCGACACATCGGGCTGTGGTCGTAACCGCAGCACGCCCACTTGGAGCCGTCCCTGTCTGTCCACCGATAAAGCGTGTGACCGTCCGCCATTTGATATTCGCTGACTGATTTAGGTGTCATGTGTTCTCCTTGGCGGCCATTACGTCGCGGAAGTCTTCTGCGCTTCCGCCTGTGTCGGGGTGGACTGCTTTGAGGGCGGCGGGGAGCGAGCCGTGTTCGGCGATGATCTTGCGACCGCGCTCGGAGTTGCCTTCGCCTGCCGGGGCGTTGAGTTGCTTCCAACCCGCGTACTGCTCGCCGCGCTTGGTGACGCCGTAGCGGTCTACCTTGCGGAGCGATTCGAGCGACAGGGCGATTGCTCGCACGTTGTCCTCGGCGTTGTAGAAAGTCGTGCAGGGGTAGCGGAGATCGCCGTGTGGCGTTCCTACCAATGTGAGTCGCACACCATCAGATTTCCAACGGGCGCTTGAGCGCGGGAATCCATCAAGCCGCAGGTCTGATTCGTCCAGATCGGCTTCGAGGATCGCGTGTTTGGGCTTTAGGTGATTGATCTCTTTTGCCAGCAGATCCACCGTCGCCGCCCACCCTGCCGAGAATTGCGACCACCTGCGCGGCCCTGTGACCGGCAGCGGCGATTCCAGCGGTCGAAAGATCAACAGACCGGACAAGTCATTCCAGCCGCTCATTTCGACTCCTGAGTAGCGGTAAGGGCGTTGGTGGCGGCGAGCTTGCTCACAAGTTTTTCAAGTAGTTCTGCGTTGCGGCGATGGACGTTGCGGAGGTCATAGATGCCCTTGGCCGTGTTTGATTCCAGAGTGCGATGTGTCGCCGCTTCCGCCGCAATCTCCTCAAGTACCTGGTTACGGGTGGCGAGGGCGCAGGAGTCGATGGTTGCGAGCACAACGTCTCCAAGCTCGCTGCGGTTTAGCTGTTGGAGACTTCCGCCCCAGAACGCCAGCTTCAATCCGCAGAGTCGTGAGTCGGCTTCGGCCATGACGCCAGTCAGCGTTCCCCAATCCTGCTCGAACGGAAGCTGTCGCAAAAATGCAACCTCCCCGTCAGTCAGAGCGGCGGTAGACGGTTCTGCTGTCTCTTCGTTCTCCATGATCTACTCCTTCTCGATCTTGCGGTCAGCGATACGTGTCCCGACCGTGTGCTTGATGTGCGCGTCCCGGTCGAACGGCACGCCGGTCTCGACGCTGGCCTCGATCGCCGGCACAAGCGAGTCCCAGTCCGTCCGGTTCTTCTCGTCTGGGACGATCGCCATTTCACGGCCGCTCCCGTACTGGACTGGGCCGTAGTCCTCGATCCACTTGCGCAGCTTTCCTGAGAGCCGCTTAGAGCTCGCCTGGTGGAACAAGCGGTCCTCGGCTGCCTCGGCTGCCTCTTCGTAGCTCTCGATGGGCTGTGCGCCGTCTCGCAGGTTCTCTGCAAGGGGACACTCTGCTCGAGCCGTGCATTGGTTGCAGTATTTCTCGGACGGGAGCGCCGGGAACTTCCAAGTCTCGAACGCGTGAACGATCTTGTTGGTCAGGTCGATCAGGTACTCGTAGAACTCCTGCACCTGCAGCATGTCGCTGTAGGCGGTGCGTGTCCCGAGCCGGTCGTCAAAGACATACCGCGGGTAGATCACATCGGACTCGAACATCTGAATCCCCTGCGGCAACTTCTGGCCGTCGTCGGTCTCACCCTTGGCGACGATCACTTCGTAGCAACCGCGCTGAAAGTCTTCCTCCCAATCGGACTGAGACATCATGGAGAGCGCGGTCTTGTAGTCGCGGATCTTCGCCATTCCGTTGCCGATCAGGAGCATGTCGAGCTTGCCGCGGATCACGATGCCGTTCGGGAGGGTCAGCGTCCACATCTGCTCGACGCCGAACACTTCGCTGATGTCGAACTTGAAGGCGCGGGTCCAGTTGTAGGCCATCATCCGAACGTGGTCGACTTCTGACGGCGGCAGTACCCACTCGGGGTGGTCGGCCAGGACCGCTGACACGACTTCCTTCGCGACGTCCGTCTCCATCAGCGGCTCGTCGTTGAGGATCATCATGTTCGTCAATTCCTCGAAGACCTCGTGCGCGAGAGAGCCGCGGATCATGGGGGTTGAGCTGGCGCCGCCGCCGTGCTTCAGGTCGAGAAACGCGCTACGCGGACAGTGTGAGAACACCTGCATAAAACTCATCGAGAGTTTTGCCGGTATCTGCACGTCGCCCCGTTCGTCTTCCGGGATCGGTGGGAGGTCTCGGTAGTAGGACTTGGGGACGCTCATGCCGCCTGCAATTCCTGCACGTCGGCGGAAGTCAGGGCGCCGAAGTAGCGACTCCCGCGGTCGCCGTGGAACACGAGCACTTCACCGCGCTTGATGCGGTCCTTCGCTTCGTCCACGGTGATCTCGTCAATCCACCATTCGGCGTGCTCGGCCATTTCGTGAATCGAGTCAAACACCGGCCCGACAATCCAGTTGTCCGACTCGCTGGTGAAGACCGACGCGTACCTGAACTGAAACCAGATCATCGGTTCGCCCGAGCCTTACGCGCGGCCGTGGTGGGCTTGTAGTGCTCGCGGCGCCTGCCCTCGTTGTCGAGCGGTTCGGTGATACGCGCCATCGTCGGCAACATCTGCAGGTTCGTCCGGCCTGCGAACTGCACGGCGTAGCGGTCACCGCGCCGGTGGTCGAGCGTGTGGCGCCGGTTTGCGCGGCGCTTGCGGCGGCGTGCAGCCTTCGCTTCCAATCGCTGGTTGCGGTTCATTCGGGTCTACTCCTAAACGTGCCACTCGGAGAACCGAGCGCGTTGGTTGTTGAGATATTTGGTTGTGCTTTCGATGGCCGCGACATAGCCGTCACAGAGCCGCTGCCAACGTCGGTTCAAGTAGGCGATGGCGGCAAGGCCGATCGCAAGGCCGGTCAATAGTCCGAGCAGATACAGGGTCATGCGGCCTCGTCCTCTTCCGGCTCGAAATCTTCAAGGGGCGGCTCGTACATGCCTGTGCAGAAGTCGCAGTTGCACTCGGTAGGGAACTCGCGCTCCATTAGGCCGCTGCCTTCTCGTACGCGTCGCGCGCTTCCTCGAGCTGGCCCTTCAGCTTCTTCAGCGACTCGACGCCGCCCCATGCCGCTTCGAGGTCAACGTTGAATTGCGCCGGCTTCAGCTTCAACCGGAACGCGGGGAACTCTTTGCCGATCGCCTTGTAGAGCTCGGTGCATTCGCCGACGAGCTTCTGCGCCTCGGGGTCTGCGAGCGCCGCTGGCTTCTCGTGCGCAGGTCCGCCGAGCAACCCCTGGCTGATCTTCTGAAGCTGTTGCGGGTTCTTGTCCACCATCGCAATGACGGCCTGACGGATCTGCTCTGGGATGAAGTATTTGAGCGCGTTGCGCTGGGCCTTCGAGAGCGCCTTTGTCGCGGCGAACTCATCGTCAACGAGATACACCGGCTGCTCGTCCGTGCCT